GATCACCGACAGTTTGCCATCAAATTCACCGATACAGTCAACACGACCTGCCAATCCTAGTTGTTCAGACCACAGCGCAACCTCTTGATAATGAATGTTGTTGATACGATTCAATAGAGGTTTAAGAGACTTGAACATTTCAAATGCATCAGGCATCATCTCACCTAATGCCTCATTGTTCAAATACTTTTCGCAAAGCGTATGAACATTAGTGCCCCTTGAAGTTGCCTGTTTAGAAATCTTATTTGCAGTTTCTTCACCAACACTACGGCGCCAGGCCATGATGGCCTCTTTCTTCTGTGCGCCGACAACAGTGGTGACTGAAGGCAGTTTTGATCCACTTGGTGTGACATAATATCTTTTACCATCTGGAAATGTTTCTGACTTCAGTTCAGGCAACTTCATTGGTGGGCAATAATTAAACATAGCAAAATCTTTCTTTTAATAACCGAGTTCTTCGCAAGCCACAATCCATTGCTTAACTAAACTGCTTCTAACAATATCATCAGGTGTAAAATAAATCTCCTGAAACGATGGCATCTTTCTTGCGACCTCTAAGAAATTATGAAATGCGGATTGATCTCTGTTATTCTTAATTAGGTCAGTTTGTTTGAAGTCGCCAGAGAAAATAATCTTTGAACGATGGCCAACACGTGTAATAATTGTGTTGACTTCAGACCAGTTTAAGTTCTGGTTCTCATCAACAATAATAATGGCATCATCAATAGAGATACCACGAATTGCAGTTGTCGAAATGAATCTAACATATCCTTGTTCCTTCAACCTATCCCAGGCATCAGGTCTTCCAAATAATGTATGACAAATTTCTTTGTATGGCAACTCATAGATTTCTTGTTTCTCATCCAGTGAACCTGGCAAGAAACCAACATCACGTAATTGTACTAGACTTCGAACAACGACAACCTGTTTGAATGAATTGGTTTTATCTAAAACTTCTTCTAGTGATTTGTACAGAGCCAAAAATGTTTTGCCTACACCTGGACTACCAAATAGTCCCATGAAGTAGGCACCACCTTTATACATTTCAAAAAATAGTTTTTGGTTCTCTGTTAGTGGTTCAAATGTTTTTAAATGATCTAATTTGATTCTGAGTGAATTGTTTGTTACCGGTTGGTGTCTTGTTTTATTAACACACTCTTCTTCTTGTTGCTCGGCATATCTGGCTGCTGTTTTCTTTGTAACCATCAACTCTCCCTTTTAGTAGTGCAGAAACTTTTTTACCAGGACCACTGGGCTTTTTTTGTTGCTTTTGTGGTTCTTTGGTCTGAGGTTTTCTTTTCTCAGACGATTTCTTAGGTAGGAACAATGCAGGTATTTGAACCATTACCACTCTCTTTGCATCTTTGTTTTGTGGCCAGATTTGACCGTGTTTCCGGGCACGGTTTCTTTGATACGGTTGATGACGTACTTCTCAAAGGTGGAATCTGCCTTGCCTGTTCCTGGTGTGTCCATACGCATTCCGTCACCTAACCCAGGGATACTGTCAGATGAGAAATGGCGTTGGAGTTGTGGATTGTTTTCTTTGAAGGCTTCATACTCTGAAAGCCTCATTGTATGTTCTTCGACTTGACCAGTGTTAGTATTTAAAAATGTATAGATCATGCAGTTTGAAACCAATCAGGAATATTACGTGAATTAGTTTTGCCTTTCCATGATGCAAAACGAATCTTGTCCTTTATATAGTAATTATGATATGACTTAAGTGAGTCATATTTGCGTCCAGGCACTGGATTTTCGGCAACAATCTTCAGTTCCTGTGGCATTGCTGGTGTTGGTGCAAAGAATTTGCCATCAGGAATATTTTCAGGTGTCAAATAAAGTGCAGCGCGTAGTTTTGCACATTCATGTTGTCTACCATAACGATAGGTGTATTCTTGCAACAAATAAAACCACATGCGGTAGAGCCACACATAATTTTCTTTGTTCTCACGGCACCAGATAGCCGATGGATGATTAATGTGTGATGCTTTGTACAACGTGGATTCCATAACAGGATCACTCATGCGCCAACGTTGAATACGCCGACCATTTGCTGTCAAGTCAGTGTATTGTGTGCCATCAAGTACACGATGAGCCGTTGACATGAGCTGTGCATACTCAATAATCATTTTGACAACATGCTTTGACACATGCATTTCTGCACAGATTTTGGGATCAGGATCAAGATAAAAGATGTTCACGAATAATCACCATTAAGTTGAGATTTGATGTAGTTTATCACTCTTTCTGAGTCTTTGGCAAACATATTCTCCGGTGTTTCATTATCAAAGGCTTTATTGTTGGATTTCCACCATTTGTTTACCAGTTCGTGGGAACCCAACAATGAAAGTAACACAAGATTCAGGCGAGGTATCATTACATCAACATCCTAATCAAACCCACAGTATCGATTGTAGTTAACAAGAGGTAGTTAGCAAGCATCCCAAAACTCTTCCGAGTAAAAGCAGCCCAAGCGTAGAGGCTACAACCCAAGATCCATACAGGATAAAGAGCAAGAAGGGGAGGATTCGGGACGGTAATTGCCATAGTGATAGAGCAACCAATGCTGATAGCCCAAGCGAGAAGCTCAATACAAAAGCGAAAAGGATGAGAGGCAAAGTCATCTTTGATCCAATCGAACGTTGGTTTAAAAAGCTCTATCATCTATTTATTTCAAAGTTTGGGAATTTCAATGCTTTCAGAAGGCTTGCTCTTAATGTTCTTTTGACCCGGCAGCAGGTCAGCAACAGGTGCAGGTTCTTTTTTAGCCTTAGGAAAACGTGCAGCAATGTCTTCAGCGGTTACAGTTTGCATTGCAAATTGTTTGAACTGATCATAACTGTCAGATACACGCAGTGCAGATTTAGAATTCATGCCAGCGTTATCAATCATAAACAAAGCACACCCACCATCAATCAATGGTGCAATCTCTACAATGTGGTCTAAGTTAATGATAACTGGACAACCTTTTTCGATAGAATTAACTTCAACAAATAAACTCATTTTAACACTCCTCAATATAAAAAATTAAACACTAACCATCTTCACATAAAAAGTTAAACCCATGATAACAACAAAGAAGATAACAGAAAAGTAAAATGCAAACTTGATTGATTCTTCTTTGTAGTAATCTCTTTCTAGTTTGATCATTTCATTTTGTGCAAGAATCATTGCATCACAATCTTCTTTACCACCCAACATAAAGATGGTTTTGTCCGATTCTTTTAGGCGGCGTGAAGCCGAAATGTAATGTAGTACAGAAAACATAGTAATATTATGTCACGATTCTGGTTGGTTGGCAACCTCTAGTACTTCATTAGGAAATTCTTCAGTCGGCACAAAAACATACTCACGCTTTGGTACATATGGGAAAGTAATTGGTACCTGTGATTCGGCACCAGTATAATATGATTTAAATGGTTTTCCGTCTTCATCTTTGTACCATTCCCAGAAGATTTTACCATCAATATCATATGCCTGGCCATTAAACCTGTTGGTCTGTTTGAATACATGACCACATCGTTTGTTTTGCATACATTCTCCATGATCAACCCATTCCCAATCTTCACCAGTAATCGGTACAACAGGTTCGAATGCTGCTAGTTTACTGAATAGATTAATTGCATAGGGTGCAGATGAACCAGAATGACCTTCATCACCAAATACATCCAACAGTTTTAAAATATGAAGGCAAATAGCCTCTTGCATTTCATCGATGTATTTACCATCTTCATCAATCCAGCCTGCGGCTCTGAATTCGCTCATTGCATGTATTCTATAATTACTCATAATAAATCCTTAAATCAAAAACTGTGAAATCTTTTCATCACTGTCCGTAATTTTAAACTTTGCACAAAATACTTTCAATAGTCTTACATCATAGTTTTCATCCACAATAGCATTATGAATTGCCATATAACCGCAGTCCATACCCCTCACATATGCTTCAGGACCAAAACCAAAAACACCATACAATGCATGGCGGTAAGAACCTTGGTCAATCAATTCGGCCTGGTGAATACGGCGTGACACCGCACAAAAGGCTTTTAATTGGTCTTCCTTAGACAAGGAATTCCAATATGCCTCTTGTTCTTTTTCAATCTCTTTCATTGCTTCCATATAAAAATTTGAGGTTTCTCTCAAATCATCACTCAATCTATCTATCAATTTATTTCTTGATTCTTCGTCCATTATTCACTCCATTAATCCCACAAAGTTTGGTAATATTTACCAAATAGTCTCA